TTAATGGTGTCTTCACGAATGTAGATGTTTGTATCGTTGTCTTTATTCTGTGCGTTGATGGAACGGAGTTTGATGAAGGACATTTGATTATGGTTTTGATTGTTGTTCTTGTGTTCGTGCCATTAGTTTGGCGAGAAAGTCATCAGGATTTGTCTTCGGCTTTGGTGCGCTTTTTGATTTCTTCGTTGCGTTCTCGGATGAGTTTGCCTCTTCCATCTCCTCGTCGTCCCTGAGTTGTTTGGCTAGGGTTGGTGGGTTGGTTCTCAGTGCTCTCACTCGGTTGTTGAACTCGGTCAGCTGTTCCCGAGTCATGGAGTTGAGATCCAGTTCCAGGAGTTTGTATAGCGGTAGTGTAGCGAATGAGAAGCTCTTCGGCGCGGCGTTGGTTGTCGGGAGAATAACTGGTGATTCCATTTTGTTTTAGTTGAGTTAAGAAGAACATGTAAAAGGTTGACATCATTTTGCGTTCAAACCCGCCCAAAGGGAAGATTGAACGTAGGAGAGAAGCGTCTTCAGTTGAAACATCACACTGAACGCGGAAGTCTGCTTTTTCTTTGTATGGGTTTTGGGCTCGTTTTAAGGCGTTGATGCCATTGGAGCCTACTTTGGGTGTCATTTTATTTTTTGTTTAGTTGTCTTTCCATAGGTTTAATGTGCGGAGAAAGGCTTCGGCGCGTTGGGAGGCGGAGGCATGGACAGGATGAATTCCAGCGCGCATACAAATGACGTTAACATTTTCACAGAACGCACGAGATTTGTGAAGAGCTTGTAAGGATTTCTCCGCCTCGTGCATGGCGTTGAGGTCGTTTAGGTAGTCGGGAACCTCACTCTCCCAAGCAGGAATATCTTCTTTGGTTCTCCACACATACGGATATTTCCCAACATGCTTCCACCCGCAGGCTTCTGCTATTGCAATTCTTTGTTTGTGTTCGTTCATAGGATAGCTGTCTGTGTCCTTCCATCATTTATAGCAAACGCAACATCAAACTTCATTTCAAGTTCTGACCGAAGTTCGTCAGGAATACAATAGTGCTCGAGTACGACAGGAGTCGATAGGAGCCTCCGGTTGACAAGAAGGGTAACAGCAGAGAGCACGTCATAGTCGGCTTTTGAACCGTCGATACGTAATCCCGTCGTTTTCGAAAACCCGTCGGATAGGACGTTTCTAAACTCGTGCCCTCGAATGTTGTTTCGGATAGTGACATTGAAGTCGTCGTGTTTTATGACTAACTTTGATGCTTCCCACTCTTCAATGGTGAAGGAAGAGGGCCAATTGAATTTTCGTAAGGACAACAAAGCGTCTCGCATACGTGCGGCGGCGGTGGTAGGTCTAAGAGGTGCAGGATTCCACAGCATCGGTTCTCCAACTGGCTTGTCAAGAGCTTGTCGAAAGATTGGCTCAAAACGAACGAAGGTGGAATATCGAAGTCGGAAAGGTAGATTTGCATCAGATACAAACTCAAGAAAAGATAAAAGACCAAGTTGAAGCATCAACAAAATACCTGGTTGAACAATTAACAAACACAGGAAGAATCACTTACACCCTACGTAACCTGAAGTTATCTGACGACGCCTGCTTCAATCTCTACTGCGGCAGCATCTCCATCACCGTAACCACCCGAGAAGACCTCGAAGAGTGTTTCAAACTTATCGAACCGGGCAAACTCTGGTCTAAGGAAAGTTCCTACCAAGGCATCGCATATAACGCCCTAATCAACGACATCTGCGTTCGTATCACTGCTATTGATGCTGCCCTTCCGCCAACGTGTCAAATCGTAGAAGAGTTAGTAACCATCCCCGCCCAACCAGAACGAATCGAAAAACGTAAAGTCGTAAAGTGTAACCAACCTAAAGAAGAAGAAAAACCAAATGAATCAAATACCAATCCCACTGGACTCGGAGAACAATCTCTTTCTGGACAACTCGACGTTCGAACGGGTAACGACCTGCCCGAGGTCGGCACAGTACTACTTCAACCAGAAGAGGGAAGCGGGGAACAGTCGAGTGAGCCTCGACTTCGGTAAGAACATTCACACGATTCTAGAGACCCGCTATAAACATCATGCCAACGTCCTCCCCTCATCACCTGAATCGCCCGGGACAGCGGTACTCATGTTCGAAGCCGCAACGAAAGCGTTTGAGAACTGGCCTTACAACGACGAAAACGAATTCAGAAACTATAACGCAGCGATTGACTTCATCGGCCGTTACAACGCAGAATACCCGGTTGAAGCGTTTAGCATTGCAAACCTTCCGAACGGCCTACCGGCTATCGAAGTACCATTTGCGGTACCACTGTGCAAAATCGACGTGGGACAAACTCTCGAAGTTAGAACAACTGATGGACGAACTGAACGTCGCGATGTCAATGAAATCAATGTAATCTGGACGGGCCGGATGGACTTAGTTTATCGTCGTGAAGGTAAGCTCTACATCATGGACCACAAAACAACCTCCATCATGGGGCCAAGTTACTTTCAAGACTTCGAGTTGTCCTCGCAGGTGTTCGGTTATTTGTGGGCCGCCGAACGTATCTTCCAAGAACCAATCGCCGGATTCATAGTCAACGGACTAGGCATCCGAAAACCCACCAAAACAGGAAAAGCCTTTGAACTCATCCGACACGCAGTTAATAACGATCGAACGTTGCTGGAGGAATGGCAAACCGACACAACTCACGACATTTCCAACTACATCCAAATGTGTATCGACGGATACCTTCCCAAACGCACAAAATGGTGTAGTGGAAAATACGGTCAGTGCCAATACTTCACCGTATGCCAGCAGTCGCCATCTGCTCGTGAGTTTCTGTTGAACAGCCCTAACTTCAAAGACGTAACTTGGAATCCTTTAGCATGATAACCACAACACACACAATCCCATTAGTCATTCAGTTGAATGATACAAAAGTCCAATCCAACGTTGAATTCGAAATCGATTCGACATACGAATCCCTAGAAATCCTCAAAATCACCGCCATTTCCCCTGTAAATGGTAACAACGTAGAAATCTCCCAAGACGACCTAGACGAATCTGAATATGAACGTTTCGAAGGTGCAGTTTATGACCTATTTGACCTATGAAATCCAACACAGACTATAAAATCACAAACAATTTGGCTGTCATCTTAGTCGGTGAGCCTAAAACCGGCAAAACTCGTGCTATGGCATCCTTCCCGGACCCATACTTCCTCGACCTTGACAAGAATTTGAACTCCGTCATCCCACTGATGAACGGAAAGAAATTCTGGTACGACCAAGTTGACAAAGACGACAAAGACAAACCTATCCCTGAACCTGACCAATATGAATACGCACTCGAATGTCTCAAAGTCGCTATCGCCGACCCAAATATCAAAACCATCTGCATCGACTCTATTACTCGTCTTTCTGAACTTGTTGTCTCTCACATTATCGGTAAGCTTACTATTATGGGTGTTAAGCTGCGCAGTGATACAGTCGATGCCCAGATTAGACTTAATGACTACGCTACTTTCGGCAACCTTATCCTTAAATTGGTGGCTCTCTGCCGGGCGTCGGGTAAGTTTGTAATCTGGACCTCACATCAAACAGTAGACAAAGATGAAATCAACGGAGCAATGCGATACCGGTTCTCACTTCCAGGCCAACTTAAGGAGACTCTTGGAGGCTACTTCACAGATGTCTGGGGAACTAGCTCAACTCCAATCGCTGGCGGCAAAACTAAATACTCAATTAGAACGAAACCGACTGGTTATCATGTCGCTCTTGGAACCTCGATCCCGTTAGATCCCGAAATCGACGTAACCGACAAAACCCCCGAACAAATCTGGAACCTTCTCGCACTAAAACTTAGTGTAGCAGTAAAATGAAAGCAATTAAAACAACCAAATTCACACCAGAAGCAAGACAAGCTAGCATTAATCAACTAGCCGCTTTGGTCAGTGGCCAAGCGCCTAACGTGCCGAAGTCTGAAATCCTCGGACTAATCAATACGATTTCTAAACAAGAAGAAATGCTCATGCAGGCAGTTAGTGAGCTTCGTAATCGCCTTGGACCTATCATGAGCATCAAATCCGACTTCGCTTCGGAACCCATCCGTAAGTCTGAAATCGAATCACAAATCGGTCAAGACCTATCTGACCTCTCCGACCGCTTTGCGGTCTCTATCTCCCACCTCCGTCAAATTTCCTCAGGCATCTGCCTGTAATCACTTTCGAAGCACAACGCTTCGGATAAACAAAACACAAAACAAAAATAATATGTCAAACGAAAACCAACTGAACGCCCTCCTCAACGAAGACCTCTCCGACGTACCAACGTCGCAGCCCCAACTCAAAGGCCCCTTCGAATTCGAAGTTATCAAAGCCGAAATGAAAGAGACTAAAGCATCTATATCTTTGTTGTTTTTGAATAAGGACGTAAGTTCTAGTTGACGTTGGTATAGATTAAACGTTAAGTCAGACATTTATACATTTTATTGAAGTTTCTTCAACGGCGTAGCAGTTACCCGTGTCGAGTTGGATGAGGGAGTTAACTTCAACGCGTTGTTTGCGGTCGATGTGTGTTGCGACGATTATGGTTTTAATGGTGTCTTCACGAATGTAGATGTTTGTATCGTTGTCTTTATTCTGTGCGTTGATGGAACGGAGTTTGATGAAGGACATTTGATTATGGTTTTGATTGTTGTTCTTGTGTTCGTGCC